ACAAGCAACAAGCCGCAAGCGCCATAGTATGAACACATTTCAATAATAGGATATAAATATGAAAGAAAAAACAATTAAAGTACCAAACTCATTCGGAAAAGAAATAGAAGTTACAAAAAAAGAATGGGTGACTCGATGGCAAGATTGCACCGTTAAATCTCTACGAGGTTTTTTTCTGGAGGATGAATATTTTAAACTTCAAAATAGAATTAAAGAATTAGCGGAGAAGCAATTCGATGCTGGTTAAAGAAGCTAAAAAAATTACAGGCTCCATGACCCGGACCAAGAAAATGCCGGGCCTGAGCTACAGCCTCCCGGCCTGGGAATGTATTACAGGCAAAAAATTACGTAAAATAAAAAATTCAGTATGCTCTGGATGCTACGCACTCAAAGGAAATTATACAAGATATCCGGCTATCAAAGCCGCTCAGTACTATCGACTGGCAACCCTGATGGAGCCCGACTGGGTTCCGGCCATGGTGGCCCAAGTGAAGCGCCAGAAGTGGTTCAGGTGGCACGACGCCGGAGACATTCAAAGCGCCAAGCATCTCACTAATATATTTGAAGTGTGCAGCAAGACGCCAGCAACGAGTCACTGGCTGCCAACGCGCGAAGCGCGCTTTTTAAAATTTATAGATCCAGACATAATTCCGGCTAATTTAATCATTAGACTATCAGGTCATATGATCGACGGTAAGAACGCGACCTGGTGGCCGTGGACCAGCGCTGTATCAACGAAGAGTAAGAGCTGCCCGGCCAAGGACCAGGGCAACCAGTGTCTAGACTGTAGAGCATGCTGGAACCGGGAGGTCCCCAATGTCACATACCCCAAACACTAGTCTCATCAACCGGATCCACGAAGCGTGGGCCAGGGAGAATGGATATCGGGAAGAAGCTGCAAGCCGCAAGCAAGAAGCTGCAAGCACCAAGCGTCAAGCGCCAAGCGCGCATACCATCAAGCAACAAGCTTTTTATAAATCTCAAGCCAAGTAAGGGAGGACCATGGGCCATGGCCCATAGTTACAAGCTTTTGGATCGCGGATCCTGGAATAAGTTTCAGGGAGCACGGACCGAGGGTCCGGGCTAAGATAAATGTATGTTTAGGATGAGCCACATGCCACGAGATTTGATGAGGAGAAAATCTGAGTTTGTTCCCTCGTGCGACTTTTAATTCAACAGTGAAAAAGTTCCTAGAAGTATTGTAGCCCAATAGATCAGGCATGCCGAGTAAGCTAAGGTTTTCAATACGATTCCAGAGGATGGAAGGTGTATTTTTTTTAAGATCTTGGTATAATTTTCGTTCAGATGTAAGTGCATTTTTCAAAGTAACTACTGTCTATTAAAACATGCCTCTTAACTTATCAGGCATTCTCAATTTTCTATGTTCTCCGGTCTTCAGAACTAAGCGATGACTCGGTTGACCAATCAACGTTCCATCGTTTGTATGCACTTCCATTTTTATAATTTCCTCTAAAAATCCATTCTTCTCAACATATACTTTTGCTTCCGAAACAGCATTACCCTGACGCTTACCATCTCTTGTAGCCTCAGTAAATTTACTTAAGAATTGTTGAAGATCTTTAACAAACATTACATTCCTGATTCTCTTGCTTTATTCACTTTTGAATCTAGATAGTTGTGCATCTTTTTATTCTCTGCATGCAGTTCTATATTCTCTTGTTCTAATTCTGTCAACCTATCCTGTAATTTTCCATTATATTTTTGATGAGATTCATTGACCTCCAGGGAATCGGCAACCCTATTAAACAAGTCATTATTTTCTCTACCCTTTCTATCTAATTCCTCCTGCAGTTGGTTGGATCTTGCCTGGGCTTCCTTCACTCGATTCGTTTCAATTCCTCTAAGAATACTCAACTCTCCCTCGGCTTCCTCAGCACGCTTCTTCATTTTTATCTTCTCAGATGAGAGCTGTTCCACTACTAATTTAGTTCCTCGCAACATATTTAATTCTTTTAACAACTCGTCGTATGCTTCCTGTCCTTTCCTAACTTCTAGCCTGTAATGTTCAATTAAACCCGCTGCATCATTCGGCAATCCTTTTTCTCTATCTTTTCTCATTTCTCCCATAATACATTTTCCTTCTTTCACATTGACTTTTTATCAATGTTACCTTAAATTGTCAAATATGGGTGTTCCTAAAAGATTAACTGAAATGCAGATGAGATTCGCCGAGTTTGTCGTGTTCGGAGACAAAGATGGACATATGACTCAGGGTGAAGCAGCCATAGCGGCTGGGTACAGCCCTAAGAGAGCTAGATCTGAAGGATCCGAACTCTTAAATCCTAGACTCAGTCCACTAGTTGTTCAATATGTTGGAAAATTAAAAGAAGAAAGACTTGAAAAATATAAAGTCACTTATGATGGACACTTAGCCGAACTCGCTCGTATTAAAGATGCCGCTTTAAAGAGAGGGAGCTTTTCCTCTGCAGTAAACGCTGAAACCAATCGAGGCAAGGCAGCAGGATTATACATAGAACGAAAAATAATAAAACATGGGAAATTAGAAGACATGTCAGAGCAAGAGCTAGAACACAAAATGAAACAAATTTTAGACGACTATGCACCAATTTTAAATATTACCCCTGAAGTGTCATTATTGGACCAAAAACCAAAAAAAACCAAAACAAAGAAGAAACGAAAAGTACCAAAAAATATTGTTGCCAGTCAGACATCTAGTAAACGTTCAAGACAAGGCAATAAATCCCCACCACAGTCAGTAGTAGTAAAGATATAATTATTACCTTATCCGGATTCCACACTATTTTTTCTTTTTCTTTTTAGCTTTTTTCTTTTTTTTCTTAACTTTTTTCTTTTTCTTAGGCATTAAATCCTCCTTCCAAATATTATAATTCTCTTCGGTGAGTACCACTACTTTAACTTAATCATTTTATTAACGCAAGAGGTGGGAATAACCGTACGCTCACCAAACTGGATGCCATCCTCATCGGTATCGTAGCTGGCAAAAATCTTAATAACTTTCTTATTCTTTTCGTAGAGCCAACCTTCACTGACAGGCATCGCTAATTTCATCCGGTCAAATTCTTTGTCGGAAGCCCACCCGGAATCGGAAGCTATATCGGACCATTCAATTCGATACTTGTGATAGGGAAATTGAACAGGCAAAGCTCCTGTAATGATCTCGTGTTGCATTTTCCTTTTATGTCTTCTTTTTGGCATAGCTCCTTATATCATCTACATATAGAGATGTGGGAGATTTTTTACTTTTTAAAAACCTTTTCACGCGCGCGCGTAGGCCTTTCTTGTTTTGGACATAAATTTGTGTCCATTTTTCATGTTTTTGTCAAGAAAGTGTCCACACTTTGATCAATAAAATCAACACTTCTAGTCGATTTGGACACTTTTCCACGTTTTAAAACTGATTTATACTTTTCAAAAGTAAAAAAATCTCCCACATCTCTATATACAGATCCATTGCCTAATTTGTGCCATAATGTCGCCTTAATGTTGCCATCTTTTCTTCAGCATCAGCGACTTTAGCCAGTAATTTATCGATATCGCCAGTCACGTCGTTGTGACCTGGTACAACATCCCCTCTTATAAGAGCGTCAATCTTTACCAAGGCCTCTTCTCCATCCGCCTTATAACGTTGGACCAAGGCTTGAAAGATTCGTTCTCTTATGGTGCCTGCGTCTCTCATATTGCCTCCTTTTCAAATTGTGCTAGTAATTCTTTTTCATTTACGGTTGGTTCTTTTATAATTTCATAATACTCATCTAGTCTTTTTAAAAACTTATGCTTCCATGATCTTAATTCAAGCCCAGAAAACTTGAATTCTTGGTAATATAGGTCAGGAGTGCAGACCATTATAATACATTGTGTAATGTTAGAGCCATGAACGTAGTCATGAGCCATGGCATAGGCTGCTACCTGCAGGTAGTAATCCTCAATCCATTCTTCTCTCTTGGGGCGATTTGCTTGCTTATAGTCGACGATTGTTTCCAGATCATTGTGCATACAGACTAGATCTGTTGATCCTGCGTAGAGGCCTGGATAATATAATGTAACTTCTGATCCGTAGTATTCTGTAATAGGAGTGAATCCTATTTCAATAATCTTTTGAGCCATCGG